TAGGCTTAGGGACGTGAATAGTGTCACCTTTCTTGCCTGTCATGCTCATCTTCTTTACTAGGTTTGCTAGAACCAAGTTAGTCTGGTAAGCAGCGATTACCTCGTCACTCCAGATTTCTGGGATAAATTTAGCGGCTGAAGTATTGTCTACTGCTCCGCCCATGTTGGGATATACTGATGTAGTCATAACAAATTTCCTTTAAGAGAATAGTTTAACGGACTCTCCCTGTAGCATATGCTTGAGTAATCTCGTCACTCAAAGACAAATATCGTTCAGGATCATCCTTCATAAGTTTAATAATGTCTGATCGTCTATAGACTTTACGCGAACTAGCTTCTGCACTACCAGCAGTATTGCCGTTAGATGCGTTCTTAACAGCTTGCTTACGTTGTGTCTTCTCTGTAGCCACTGTTTGATTAATAGCTCCTTGACGTTCTTTCCAATTACTGAAAAGCTCATCAGCAGCGTCATAATCATATTGTGTATCCGCTTGAGCAAATAACTGTGTACGAATCTTAGAACCTTTAATCCACTCTACAAACTTAGGGTCTACAACAATATCCTGCATTTCAGGATGCTTGCTAGTAAGCTGACTCATAGCTGTTGACTGTTTGTACTGCTGAGTTTGTTGTTCAGCGGCTTTAATTGAAGGGTGATTCTTAATAGCCCTTGCTACTGCTTTATCTGGATCAGAGAAAAAGTCTATATCTTCTTCAGTTTCTTCGGGTGTTGTTGTTGTGTCGAGTTGTGTCTGTATGTAGCTATCAACTACTGAACGAAGTTCTCCAACTTCACTGCTCTGGCGGCCTAAGAGTTTCTCAGCCTCCTGATGCATCCTTACAATATCCGCAGTGGACTTTCCTTTATACTTGTCAGGGATGTCGTCTTCAGGGTTTGCCTGCTCTTGTACAGGTTCCTCTATAAACTGACTTACTTCTTCTTCGTTAATATCTTCTGGACGCTCGTCGTGTAATGTTGCCATTATATAAACTCCGTGAGTATTCTCATTGTGGAGATGTGTTATGTAAGGATTCGGTTAGGAGTTAGCCTTACGCTCTAGTGCTAACTTCTGCGCTCTGTTCTTCTCCCACTTGCGGGTGGCTGCTGGTGAGTCACCATTAAGAGGGCATAACTTGATGCGCGGAGCTGTTAGTACTTTCTTAGACAGTTTGCCACATACTAAACATGGCATGTCTAAAGTATCAGTAGAAACGAAGCGTTCGGTCATATGATCGTCTTCGCATCTAAAGTCAAACAAGAGAGCCACTAGTGTACACTCTCCTGTTCTTCTTCTGCTGAGTAGATTTGCTCTTCAAGATTCAAGCAGTTGGCTATAACTGATAGCTGCCCTTTTCTTAAATAAAGCTCTTCTAGAGTCTTTGTATGCTCTATAGAATCTACTGTTTCAGAACTATCTCTCAGGTCTTCTAGAAAGAGTTTCCACCCTTCAGACCTAAACATAGCTTTTAAATGGAAATAGTAATGCTCTAGTTCTTGGTCTATCATACTGTTTCTCCTTCAAAGGACAGCGGTTATTATTGCTATAAGCATCTATTATACCACAGTTTTACTCAAATGTCAAGTTATTTCTTCTTTTTGCTTGACTTCTTTGCTGGTTTGCTGTATATAGCGTCCCAGTTGCTTGAGAACTTAGCAGCGTCAGTATTTCTAGTAGTGCTACCTTTACCACCATGTGTCTGACCTTTCACTTACGCATTGCTCTAGCAGCGCGCTGGCCTCGCTTAGGCAGGGGCTTTTTTCGTTCAATAGGAGCTTTCTTTGTAGTCTCTTTTTTTAAAGGCTCAAACACTACTCTATTCTTTTTTGCAACTTCTTCCTTCTTAACAGACGGTCTCTTAATAGGTACTTTCTTAACAGGTCTTTTAGACAATGGATTCTTTTTTGTTGAGCCTCCACTGCCATCACCGTCACTACCTCCTGCAATTGTTTTATTTCCTTTCTTTGCTTTAGGTTTCTTAGCTAAGCTTGCTTTATTATATGTTGGCATTACTACTTCCTCTTTGATTTAGCGCCTGAGCATTTCCATCTCTTGCGCGATAGGTTATTAGGTGTGTTAGGATCGTTCTGCTGTTTCTTAGATAAACCTTTCTTAATACCTAGACTTCTGGCACAGTAGCTGTCACCTTTAGAAGTCCCCGCTCTTACACGAGGGCCTCCGTCTTTAGCGTTACCTTCTTGTCCGAAGCTTACCTTCTTGCCACTAGCGGTTACTTTGACTTTGGCTTTACCTTGCCTTGGCTTTGGCTTTGGCATTTTAGCTCCTCCTCTAGTTTAGTTATCTTCTTCTGAAGCGTCTCAAACTGAACATTTACCTGTGCTACAACGTGCTCTAAATCTCTAGTAGTGACCATGTTATACAATCCCTTGTGGTGGTTGAGGTGTTAATGGAGGCATTGGAGCTGCTGGAGCTGCTGGAGCCATAGGAGCAGGTGCTGGCGCAGGGACTGCTCTGTTCTCTTGTACCGCTATGCCACGTTCTTTGAGAAGCTGCTCAGAGACTCTAATACGTCTCTCAAACTCTTTGTCGTCTGCATCTCCCACTTGTAAGTTAGTGGTTACTGCCTTAATACGATCAATCTCTAACTCTTGTGGTATAGCCTGTGCTTCCATAGAAAGCTTACCAGCTCTAGCATCAGACTCTTTAGCCTGTCCGTTGAGTGCAGCCGTCTGTGACGCTTGGAAGGCCATTTGAGCTTGTTGTGCTTGCTGCTGTGCCTGCTGTGCTGCTTGCTCTTGCTCTGGGTTAGGCGTGTTAGCCTGCTGTAGTGTAGCAATCAACTCTTCACGGTTAGACAAGTTCATGTTATCAATGATGGACATAACTAGCTGTGGGTACATAGGCGTGTCTGGAGACATAGTTTGTAGCAACTGTACAAGCTGTGTAACCTCGTACTCACGGGCGATAATACCCAAGGAGCTAGAAGTATGGAACTTGTAGTCAGCTACTGGATACATCTCAGGCTCAAACTGCATGTAACGCCAAGCTGCCTTCTCTACAAAAGGAATGATAAAAGCTTCTTGGAAGTTAATCAGAGTGCGTTTATGACGTTTGATGATTGCACCAAGCGACATAGAAACACCAGCAGCAGTAGCGTCTCCGTTAACAGAACCAGCAATACCAGCACTATCAATAGCGCCCGTTGCCGTCTGAACCATAGTTTGTAGAGCTTGTGCTTGAGCAAAGGTGACCTGACTTACTTGACCGAAGTTAAAAGGTTGTAGGATTTCAGCAGGGTTTCCGTTAGTGAGAATAACTTTTCCTGGCCGAATCTCTGGTTTAGCGCCACGAGGCATACGGCTAGCGTCCATTGCCATCATAGGGTGTATAGTAAGTGCTAGAGCGTCAATACGTGCGCGTAGCTCAGTGTCTAACGCCTTCTGTGAGTTATAACCCTTCTCACACACACCACGACCCCAGAAGCGGCTAGGGACTACATCCCATGGGAATGCCACGATAGGACGGTCTTGCATCATGTAAGGATTCTTAGTTGCTTTGAGCAGGACACCCCTGTTAGCAATAACAACAACTGCTTCTACATAGTAAGAGTCGTCTTCCTCTTCGTCAAACTCAACAAACTCTTCGTCTTCTGAGTTCTCTTCTGCCATAGCAACTTCTAACAAGTGACGAGGCACTAGACCGTAGTACTTAGTTAGTCTAACCTTGTCCTCACCAAAGGAACTGAGGTCTGAGTCTGGTTCAATCTCAAAGTCAGTAGCAGCTTCGGAAATGTCTTCGTCACGATATACACCACTTTCCTGCAACTCTTGTACTTTAAAGTGTGCTACAAACTCGTCTACAGCACACCCTAGTGCGTCGTCTACAGACGTAGCTACAGGGTCTATAAGGAAGTTCTGAGGCATTACAGGGCGTAGTTTAACGCATGTACGGTCTTTAATCGTAACACCTACTGCTTGTAGCTCACCACCCATAACAGGCTGTGTTGCTGGAGCCATCTCTTTTTCTGACTCTAGTACTACTTCAGCAATACCAGTGCCAAACACAGCAGCGTTAATCAAACACTCTGCCACACTCTTGCGTATCTTGTTCTTTTTAAAATCATCGTCTAAGTGGTTACGAAGCATAACAATGTCTTGCTGGTCTTGATCGTGGATGTCGTCTTTAATATCAAACCACTTACCACGGCCAAAGGTAGCTTCCTCTAGCTCCGCTACAGACGACTCTACTGCCTGTTGGAGTGCAGGAGAAATAATCTTAGATCGTTCTGTTAAACGTCCTTGATCTTCAGCAGACCATTGTCCACGCCATAGACGGTAGTATTCATCAAACCTCTGTGAGTAGTTATCCTCGTAGTGGTCTCGCCAGTTGTCACACTTAGCCATAACCCAGTCTTCAAGAGTTTGTTCAATGTTAAATTCGTCTTCTGTATCTAGCATAGTTAATACCCTGCGTATTTGTCTAGGAATTCGTAGTCTTCTTCTTCATAGTCCATAGCGTAAGCAACCTTAGCTAACTGGTCAATGTACGCTAATGCATCTATCAAGTCGTCGTGGACTAGTACGTTAGGGAACTGAAACAACTCATCTAAGAACTTGCTGTTCCACTCACCCTTGTTAAGCGTTATGTTACCATGCTCGAAGCGTCCTTGTAACGCCCAAACAACTCTATCAATCTTTCTCTTATTGCCGTGTGTAAGCTCTTCCACTCTAAAGAAGCGTTGGTTCTTCTTCATAATGTCGTTGAGGTACGGATGGACAGCGTTCTTTAACGCTCCTTTCTCGATGCCGACTGAGATTGGTTTATAGTCTCTAACTGCCTCAAAGATTCTTCGAGCGGTCTCTTCAACGCCCCAGCGGCCATGTATGATATTAGCAACCCACCAGCCCTCAGTGTTCGCTTTAACAACCGCAATAGCTGTTGAGTCAAGTCTGCTAGTCTTGGTGGTATTCTTACCCGCCTCAGAAAAGCCTGCCAAGTCAACAGCAATGTAATACTCACCATCAGTAGGCTCCTCTTCGCTAAACTTAACATATTCTTCTTTGAATAACTCACCGCCCATTGCCTCAAAAGATGCCATGAACTCCTGACGAAAGGAGAACGAAGACATAGACTTCTTAGCAGCTTCTATCTCGTCAGCGTCCAATAGCGGGTTGTCGTAGCTCGTGAAGTGAAAACCATTAAAGGTTTCGTCGTCACCAACACTAGCGTATGTGTATAACTCGTAGAAGTGGTTACGACCCATTGGCGTACCAATGAACATAGCTCCACCCTTCTGATCCGCAAGCGCAGGACGCAGGATTTGCTCCCAGACCTCTGGCTTCATGTCAGCGTACTCATCCATAACCAAGTACTTGAGGCTAACACCACGCATCGTTTCTGGTCTGTCTGCACCCTTTAGAGCTAAGACAGCACCATTTATAAACTTTATCTGTAGGTTGTTAATGTGGCTAGAGGCTATAACACTGTGTCCAATCTCTAGCAACGCTTGCCACATAATGTCCCTAGCCTGACCCTGTGTAGGGGCAACATAGAACACCTGACCTTTAGTGGAGCTTAACGCCTCTACAATGAGCTTGTAAGCAGCTAGACGAGACTTACCTGTACGTCTGCCAGCAGCTATAACCTTAAATCTAGCGGGGTCGTCCCAGACTTCCTGCTGCCACGGCAACAAGGATATATTTAAGTCAGCCAACTAGAGAGCTTCCTTAAACGTCTTAGCTGCTTTAGCTTGCTCTTCTTTCATGTCTCTGGCTAAATTGCTACTAGAAGCACCACCTGCTTTAGAACGCTTTTGTGCAAAAGTATCTGCTTCTTTGTATGCTTTAGGTGCAAAACGAGGAAACTGTTTGCTGGTCGTTTTTTCATACTGTTGAGCTAACAACACGGCTTCTTCTTGGTCTTCTATTAACCTAGGTTTTCCATCACCGTCCCACCAAATAGAAGGTATAACCATAACACCTCCTTCTGGAGAGTCTACAGTAATTAAATACTCTGTAGATGGGCCTCCTAAGCCTACGTCTTGAGGTTTGTGCTTCTTGTAATCAAAAGGCTCTAAGGTCATAGGCATATTAGTAAGTCCACATTACAGGAGACTCATTACCGTCAAGGTCGCGGATGTCAACATGCACAAAGCTACCAGCAATTCCAATTCCCGTAAAGCCCATCTTAATGGCTTCTTCAACAATCTTATAACGCTGTGTACCATCTGTAACTTTAATATCTGCGGCAATACCTTGGGCATGTGTTCCTGCTTTCTCCTGTTTTTTCTTTGCTTCAATGGGGTGGTCTTTTGATCTATAACCACTCGTAATAACGAAAGGGAATCCACACTTACCTCTTAACAAGTCAACAGCTAACAAGAGGTCATCGCTCATCTCGTTCTCACCTGAGTACTGGCAATCAAACTCTTCTTTAGTAAAATAGTCTAAATCGTTGTTAATGTTAAACATCAGTGTATTCCCCTTCAATGGGTGTATCTGGTCCACTTATAACAGTGGTTTCGCCACCAACACCTGTAATAGAGATGTTAATGCTGTTCTGTCCACCGTTAACCTTGTCCTTCTCGAAGTAGCTAACAGGTAACAATCTATCCATACATAGTTTCCACGCTGCTGCTTGATTCTTGTGATCATCGTCTAACGCTGCATTAAGAATACTGTCTAACACCTTCCTAGACTTAGGCGATGCTAACATCCTTGCTTTGTAGTCGTTGATTATAGAAGCGTCACCTTTAGGTCTACCAACAGCATTACGTTTACCTTTAGTAACACTATCTACTTTAGCTTTCTTGGGTCTACCTAATTTCTTAGTGGTCACTGAGTTGCCTCTCTCTAGAGATTCGTTAGCGATGCAAGAAATGCTAGAGCTTTAGAGTGCTAGAGTTCGCTGTAAGGACGAAGTGTGATTATTAGTTGTACTCTTCTTCAGTGTTAGCGAACTCTAGAACTCTAAAGCTTTAGCATCTCTTGCGTTGTTTGTTCTATATAGTCTATTATAGCATATTTTTTAACAAAAGTCAAGCATTATTTACTGTTATTGTTAATTTAAGTGGATTCGTCTAAGATTCTTGTGTTTGTTAGCATATTCCACTGCTTGTTAACACCTACCCTGTCCCTTCTCTGGCGGATTTCAGTAGGTATTAGCGTCTCCGCAGTCGCTTTTTTAGTTCTTTACAATCAACTACTTAGACTATATAGTTATAACCTATTAGAGCCTTGACTTAATAGTCTAAATTGACCCTTTTTAGTATCTCTGCGGGTACAGTAACAACTCCAGCGATCCCAGCCCCTCCCCCGTCCCTCTAGCGCCTTAGCCTATGCAAGAACTGTGCCAACTCTGCATTCATCAGATCAATAGTCACTATAGTCTGTGGTGATACTATGTTGGCACGATAGTTGCACTGCAATAACTGTGCCAGATTGTGCAAGTGTGAGTGTTCTAGTGGGTACTATAGCGACCACCTAGCATAACCTAGACAGTCTGTCCAGATAATAATTAATGCTTGACAATGCTATCTTAATATAGTATTCGCACGCGGGCGCGCATAATAGATAGTAGGCATTCACCAGATCAATAGAGGTCAACATCATTATAAGTTAAATAAATGGCTATAAGTTTGACACAGAATGACAACGCTCTATAATAGACCCATCAAGACGGGAAAGACCTAAACAAATAAACGCACCAAAACGGTGCAGGAGCTAACAAGATGAACGAGACTAGCCAACATATACTGAGAGCATTGCCACACAGCACAGACGCTGATCTAAAAGTTCTAATAGGACGTTTAACGCTCAATATGTACGGTGCTGAAGTTAGCGAGCAATGCGCGGATTATGTGATTCTAGAGCGTAAACGCCGCGAAGCTATCGCCATCTAAACTAAACAACGGCCACGGACGGCCACAACAACACAGACAAACAAGGGTGACAATATGTTTTTACATGATATCGTAGACGACTTTAGATTCAACGCAAGCGCCAAAACTGCTATGGGATTAGCTAGGGAGTTAGCAAAATACCCTCATTTATTTAGGGACGTTTGCGAACATACAAGAAATAGAGCAGCTAATTACCTAAAAGAATCTGACAACACAGTGCATCAATACCATGTTCAGTTTCTGACGCAAGAGCGACAATGGCAGTATAAACAAACACAGAGGAACACAGCATGAACAAGCAAACAGAGCAGCAATTAAGAGACGCAGAGATCGAAACAGCCTATCAATATCTACGCCAGAAAGATTGGGAGCGGATGAACAAGCAGCGCGAACTAATGAGTTGGGTAGGGCTAACATTTATGATGGTAGGGCTAGCAGGCTTAGCACTAGGTGGCATTAACATAATATTATTCGGAGGGTTATAACATGAAACATTGGGAAATAGAGCACAACGGCGACCATATACGCATAGAATGGAACGAAGGCGGCACGTTTAACCTG